AGCACCTCACTGTTACGGCAGTTGATCGATGCGGGTACGTTAAGCAATCTTCCGGGAGGGTTCAAGGCTAAGGGCTTGCGCATCCAGGACCAAGATTCACCGATTCAACCCGGAGAATGGCGCGATATCGATGCTCCCGGAGGAGACCTCCGCCAGAGCTTGTTGCCTCTGCCCTACAAAGAACCAAGCGCAACCCTGTATCAACTTATGGGTTTTTGTGTCACCGCAGCTGAAAAGTTTGTCGGCACTACCGATATGGGCATGGCCGAAGGCAACCAAGAAGTACCCGTCGGCACCACAATAGCTGTATTGGAGCGTGGCGCACGAGTAATGTCAGCGGTGCATAAGCGGTTGCACTACGCTCAAAAGCAAGAGTTGCGGTTATTGGCACAGGTATTTGCTGAGTACACTCCGCCCGAATACCCCTACGAAGTGTATGGTGCACAACGTAACATCAAACAGAGCGATTTTGACGAGCGTGTAGACGTTATTCCGGTAAGTGACCCTAACATTTTCAGCATGACACAGCGCATAACTCTTGCGCAAGAGCAGTTGAAACTGGCTATGGCTGCCCCCGAAATGCACGACATGCACGAAGCCTACAGGCGTATGTATGCGGCGCTCGGCGTACAGGATATCGATACAATTTTAAAGCCTGCCCAAAAGCCTATGCCAATCGGCCCCGCACAAGAAAACGCTGTTCTGTTGGCGGTGCCTAACGGGGCCAAGCCACCACAAGTTTTTCCAGAGCAAAACCACGTTGCGCACATACAAACACACGCAGGGTTGATGCGTAGCCAGTTGGTACAGGCTACTCCGGGAGCGTTGGCTGCGGTCATGGCGCATATTTACGAACACATCGGGTTTGCAGCGCAACAACAAGTACTGGCAGGACAACAAATTCCACCAAATCAGCAACTTCCGCCACAAATACAGGCGCAAATTGCTCTTGTTGAAGCAGAACTAGCCCAACAAGTCTTTGGCGGTGAACCTACCGCTCCGCAAGATCCGTTAGTGGCACTTAAATCACGTGAATTGGACCTTCGTGAGCAGGAAAATTTGCGTAAAGGCCAAGAAGCCGAGCAAAAAATTGCTTTGGATGCTCGTAAGTTGCGTGAAAAGCAACAAATCGATCTTGAGCGTATACAAACCACCGAAGATATTGCTACAATGCGCGTAAACGCACAACTTATGAAGAATGGGTTGATGTAAAATGGAAATGTATGACGGCATTGAGCGTATTTTAGCAGACCGTAAAGCCAAGCGGATGCGTTTTGCTTACGGTGGTGACGTACGCGCAGGTGATAGTGTCGGGGGTTACTCCGGGGATACAGGTCGGTTTAGTGGCAGCAGTTACTCTGGCGGGTATTCTGGTCCAGTTTCACGCTCCGGTATGGAAGCCACTCAGCGTAATGTTGAATCTGCGCAGGCAGCACAAGCTACGGGTGGTGGGCGCGGAGCGGTAGAAGGTCCGGGTGAGCGTGCCGCTGCACAAGCTAGCCAAGAAGCAGCACAACGTGCAGCTACGCGGGCCGCGCAAGATGCCGCCGTAGGCGCTGCAATACGGCAACAGCAACAAGCAGATCAACGCTTTATGGCTTCGCAACCTGCGGGGGGACCACGGACAAGAGGTACCCCCACTCGTGGTGTTGAGCAAGCCCAAGCAGAAGCACAAGCCCAACGTGCCCAAGAACTCTACAACCGTAATGTAGCCCAAAAGATTATGGGTGCGGAGGTTGGTGGGCAGAAAAACATTTTTAGCGCCAAGGCAGCAACTTCTTCAGCTACGGGGCCTGGACAGTTTACTAAAGACACATGGCTAAGAACCATTGAAAAGTATCGTCCGGATATTTTGCGTACATACGATACCAAAACAGTTTTGGGCATGCGCTCAACTAACCCGCAGTTGGTTGAAAGTATGCTCACGCGTTCGGTAGGCGACTATTCAGACACATTGGTCCGTAACGGTATTGCCCCTACTGAAGGCAATATGTACATGGTCCATTTTCTAGGTTCGCGCGATGCCTTAAAAGTTCTTAAGGGTGACCCTAACCAAGCCGTTGACTCCGTTGTTGACCCTGCTTCAGTACAGGCTAACAAAAGTGTTTTGGAAAACAAAACGGTTTCAGATGTTATGGGCTGGGCTAATAGGAAAATGGCTTCGTCGGAGCCTATTCCCGTAGCTTCCATGACGCCCCCTTCCGCAATGGGGTATGGTCCGCTTGATTCTATCGCTAGTGAAGTAAACAAGATTTTTGGCAAAACCTCAGCGCCTTCTACTGGCGGTATTATGTCAATGCGCACGGCGCAGGCTGCACCTTCTACGATGACTGATGCAACCACTGACGTAGTTGAGCAAGGTGCAGCGGCCCCGCAGTCTACGGGTGCCACATTTGACTGGGCAAAAGGTTCATGGTCCTGGGATAAGGAAGATCCCTCCCGTAAACAAAATCTTTACCAGCAGCCTAACCCGTTTCTGGGGGCAGAAGCGCCTAATTCTGTAACAGGCGATACCCCCGAATCTTACGCAGAAGCTATGCGTATACCTCTTGATCAGGTGAAGTCTAGAATATCTACAATGAATGGAATACCTCAGGTAGAGTTCTACCAAAAAGAACTTACCGATATTCCAGCAGAAATGGTTTCTGGGCTTTTTGGCGGGGTAGCAAGTTTGTTTGCCCCCAAGCAAGAAGTTGGCCCTAATAAAGGTTATGCGCCAGCGGCTACTACTTCTGTAAAGGGGTACGGCCCGTATGGTGACTTAACTTTAGAGCAGTACAATCAGCAATACGGTGGGCGCGGTGGTGGTGTGGCTTCTATTATGCCTACACCTGAGCAACAACCCGTAGCGCAAAACGTTGTGGCTGAAACGCCCGCTGCAACGCAACAAACTGCGGCGGTACCGCCTTTCATGTACACCGGAAAAGTCAGCACGGTTCCTACTACGTATAGCAGTGGAATTTATCAAGTGCCGCAAGTATCTACGGGCGCTATTCAAAACGCGCTTTCTCTTTTAAATAGGCAACCGTTCTATGCTGGCTACCAAACCGTTTAGGAGTTAAATTATGAAACAGTCTGAGCCTAAAGTTGAAACTTCTCAGAACATTACTCGCCAAGGCACTGTTCCGCTTGCGCAGCAAAGCAACGTAGCGGTTCCTGCGGCAACCAAAGGCCGTATGAAGGTTCGTGGGTACGGCTTACAACTACGCGCAAATACGTTCGTAGTCCGATAACGTGGATCCTTTTACCGTATTGGCGGGTGCTACTGCCATCTATAACGGCTTGAAGTCTGCAGTAAGTGCAGGTGAAGACGTTGTAGATACCGCCCGCCGTGTCGGTAGCCTTATGTCTGAAGTGGCAAAGGTTGTTCAGCTTGTTTCTTTACCAAGAAAGAAAAAGCTGTTCCAATCAACTGAAGACTTTGAAGCTGAGGCTATGAAGTTATACAGCGCCAAGGCTAAAGCTAACCAGATGGCTTTGGACGCTAAGAACCTTTTTATTTCCATACATGGTAAAAGTGCATGGGAATATATCCAGAAACAAGTAGCCGAAATGCGTAAAGAAGCAGCACGTCAAGCGCGGTTAGAGGCAGAAGCTGCTGAAGAGGCGCGTAAAGATGCAATCTTTGTGGGTAGCATTGTTGGTGGGCTTATTCTGGCTATGGGTGTTATTGGGGTAATCTTGATGGCAACTCATAAATAGGGAAAATGCTATGGATATTCTTAAAACATTTGGTCCGTTAATTGGTTCAGTAGCACCTACCATTGCAACCGCATTAGGCGGACCAGTGGCGGGCATGGCAGTTAAGGCTATTTCTGGCGCGTTATTTGGACACGATAGCGCAACCGAAGAAGAAATCCGCACTGTGTTGGCTAACCCCACAGGTGACCAACTTGCGGCCCTTAAAAAGATTGATGCCGATTTTGCTGTCCAGATGAAGGCTTTGGACATTGATTTAGAGCGCATCGCAGCGGGCGATCGTGCTTCTGCCCGTGACATGCAAAAAGAAACCAAGGATTGGATACCCCGTGCTTTGGCGGTAACGGTCACAATCGGGTTCTTTGGCATTTTGCTTTACATGCTTGTGTACGGTTTACCTACAACAGGTAATGAGGCGCTTTTACTTTTGCTTGGCGCACTGCAAACTGCATGGATGGGCATTATCGCGTTTTACTTTGGTGCATCTTCTACCGATACAGCTAAAGATAAAATGATTTATAACTCTAAACCCTTGGAGTAACCTAAGTGGATGGACTTTACATTTTAGAAAATCTACTTAAGGTCGTTAAACAGCGGCGTGAAGTTGTGGTTGAAGCCATTACAGAGGGTGCAGTTCAAGACTTCACCGCTTTCCGACACCTAAGAGGCAAACTCGAAGTGTGGGATGAAATACAATCTGAACTGCGCTCTCTGCTTAAAAGAATGGATATGGAACCAGATGAGTGATCTCATTCTGCCCGAGCACGTAGCTCGCAAAATTAAGGCCACTAAAAAGAAAGAAGAAAGTAACGAGTTAGAAAAAGCCTACGTCGAACCAAAAGAAGTTGTTTTCGACCCTTCTAAACTCGATAAAACTGTAATGGAAAGATTGCCCCAACCTACAGGCTGGCGCATTCTTATATTGCCATACAGAGGCGCAGCAAAAACCAAAGGCGATGTTTACTTGCCTGAGGAATACGTAGAACGTCAGTCTTTGGCTACAGTTGTAGCCTACGTGTTAGCCGTAGGTCCAGATGCCTACGCAGATTCTAATAAGTTTCCAGCTGGCCCTTGGTGCAAAAAGGGTGATTGGGTGCTTATTGGACGTTACGCAGGAGCTCGCTTCAAAATTGAAGGGGGCGAAGTGCGCATTATCAACGATGATGAAGTCATCGCAACTATCGTCGATCCCTCAGACGTAATGTCTGTGTAAGGCGATAAAGGAGTACAGCAATGTCTGATGAAGATCAGAAAGAAGACGGTTCAGTAGAAATTGAACTGAACGAAGACGCGGGGACTTCCCCCGTTGTTGAAGAAAAAGTCGTTGCGGAAGCAGCTGCTCCGCCCGCAGAAAAAGCTAAGAACTCCGAAGATGCCGAATTAGAGCAGTACAGCGACAACGTCAGAAGGCGTATCGAAAAGCTGACTTATAAGGCACGTGAGTTTGAACGTCAACGCGATGCTGCGGTGGAGTACGCAAAAAGCCTGAAGCATCAAGTTGAAACTGCGGATAGTCGTTCATCTGAATACGCAAAAACACTCACAACTGAGTATGAAAACCGTATTCAAGCACAAGAGCAACTTGTGAACGAGCGGTTACGCAGAGCGATTGATCGTGGAGACATCGACGATCAAATACTTGCTCAGCGTGCTTTGGCAGAGTTGACTGTTGAAAAGCAGCAATTAAAGGGTGGTTTTTTAAAGCCCCCCGTGGAGCGCGAAGTTGCGCAGCCAGCTTTTCAGCCTACGCCGCAGCCTGCTCAGGTTCAACCTGTTCGGCCTGACCCAAAGGCGGAATTGTGGGCGGAGAAAAATGCGTGGTTTGGTGCTGACCAGCCCATGACACTTACCGCGTTCAGTCATCATCGTGACTTGGTTGAAAAAGAAGGTTTTGACCCAACCACCGATGATTACTACGAAGAATTAGATAAACGTATGCGGAGAGACTTTCCGCATAAGTTCCAACAGCCTCAACGCAACACGCCACCGCAAACGGTTGCGCCCGCCCGTGTGCCCGCGCGATCAGACAATGTGCAGAAAATAAAACTGAAGCCTAGCGAAGTAGCTATTGCCAAAAGACTAGGTGTTAAGTTAGAAGATTATGCACGGCAGGTGAAAAAACTACAAGGTAACGTATAATGGTTGATAAAACCCCACGTTCGGTTGATTCAAGAGCCGCAAGTCCACGTCCTAAGCCGTGGAAACCCCCGTCCTCTTTGGACGCACCTCCCCCGCCGGAGGGTTATGCACACCGCTGGATTCGAGCAGAATCGGCTGGTTTAGATGATCGAAAAAATCTTTTTTCGCGCCTTCGCGAAGGCTTTGAATTAGTTCGCGCAGAGGAATACCCAAATTTTGAAGTTCCTACCGTACAAGATGGTGCCCATGCAGGGGTCATCGGAGTCGGGGGGCTTCTGTTGGCTCGTGTTCCATTAGAAACAGTGCAGCAGCGTAATGCCTATTATCGCGGTCAGGCGAATGATCAAATCAATGCCGTGGATAATGATTTGTTACGTGAGCAGCATCCTTCTATGCCAATCATCAAACCTGAACGGCAATCTCGAGTAACTTTCGGTGGCAATCGTGCTACCGAATAACCAAAGGATCTAAGCAATGGCAAATATCGATGCCGCATTCGGACTTCGTCCGTATCGTATGCTTGGAAGCGGTGCAAACACCAACGGCGATGTTGTTTTCAACATCCAAACAGCAGCTACGGCTGGTACGTCGAGCGTTATTTATCAGGGTACACCTGTTATCCCGCTCGCGAACGGCATGATCGACATCGTCGGTTCGGCTGCTGGCGGTACTGTTCCGCTTCTTGGCGCATTTTTGGGCTGCAACTATATCGATTTGTCGGGGAAGCCTAAGTTTTCTCCGTACTGGCCCGGAACTGCTTCCGTTTATGCTAACTCGGTCGCTACGGCGATTGTTTCGGCGCATCCTGATCAAACATTTTTGATCAACTGCGATGCTGCTGCCGCAGATAGCATTGTCCATGCAAACGCAAACTTTGCTACGGCAACTTCTGGTTCAACGACCAGTGGTTTGTCCAGCGGGGAACTTGCTGTTTCCACGGTGAACACGACAAACACCCTCAACCTCCGTATTCTTGGTTTTGAAGATAGCCCTTCAAACTCGGATGCTTCAGTTGCTGGTCGTTTGGCGATTGTCCTGCTCAACAACCACTTCTACCGTTACAATGCTAACGGTACGGGTGCTGGCATCTGATAAGGAGTCAGACTAATGGCTATTACTCGTTCCCAGCTACTCAAAGAACTTGAACCAGGACTTAACGCCTTGTTCGGTATGGAGTACGACCGCTACGATAACGAACATGCTGAAATTTTCGATACGGAAACTTCAGATCGTGCGTTCGAAGAAGAAGTTATGTTGTCTGGCTTTGGTCAGGCACCAGTCAAGGGTGAAGGTGCTGCGGTTGTTTATGACACCGCAGGTGAAGCATTCACCGCCCGTTATACCCATGAAACGATTGCGCTCGCGTTTGCGATCACTGAAGAAGCCGTGGAAGATAACCTCTACGACAAACTCAGCTCGCGTTATACCCGTGCGTTGGCTCGTTCTATGGCTAACACCAAGCAAGTTAAGGCTGCTTCTGTTCTCAACAACGCTTTTTCGTCTTCCTATAAGGGCGGCGACAACGTTTCATTGGTGAACAATGCGCATCCGACAACTGGCGGTGGTAACTGGTCCAACACGCTCGCTACGCAAGCGGATCTCAACGAAACGTCTCTTGAACAGGCGCTGATTGATATCGCAGCTTTCATTGACGAACGTGGTCTTAAGGTTGCATTGCGCGGTATGAAGTTGATCATCCCGCCTGCTCTTCAGTTTACTGCAGAGCGCATCCTTAAGTCGGAACAGCGTGTCGGTACTGCGGATAACGACATCAACGCGATCAAGACGGGTGGCTACATGCCGCAAGGTTTTGCGGTAAACCACTTCCTTGTTGATCCGGATGCGTGGTTCGTTAAGACAGACGCACCGAATGGCCTCAAGCACTTTGAGCGTAGTGCGCTTAAAACAGCTATGGAAGGCGATTTCGAAACGGGTAACGTGCGCTACAAGGCGCGTGAACGTTATTCGTTCGGTTGGTCTGATCCGCGCGCTATTTACGGTTCGCAAGGCGCGTAATTATTGCTTTTGCAATGACGAACATGGAAAGGTGGGCCTTGCGCCCACCTTTTTTGTAAGTTATCGTGCTTTACCCTGACTGCATAGCAGACATCCCAACGACAGGAGTTCAAAATGGGAACGACTACCTTTTCAGGCCCCGTACGCGCGGGCGGCATTAAATCAACAACTGGTACAACGCTCGGCACAGACGTAGCCAACGTTGGTGAAGTTGTTCTTTCTCAAAAAGAAGCTATCACACAAGCAACCAACGGCGCTGTCGCAGGCGTCTACACGACAAATATCGTAATTCCAGCGGGCAGCACAATCACAAGCATCCAACTCTATGTTGGCGTTGTTTGGAGCGGCGCGGCTAGCACACTCGGTATTGGTTCATCAGCGTCAGCTACTGCCTTTACTGCGGCAGGTGCAGTTGCGGGTGGTACACTTGGTATCATTGCAGCGACAGCAGGCGCAGATGCAACTCGCGTAGGTAACTGGATTGATGTGGGCACAACGGACGTGCGTATTGTTGTAACTTCAACAAATACGGGTACAGGCACGGGTTGGCTTGTTGTAAACTACATCCAGCACGGCACATACATTCCGTAATGTGATTTAGGGGTGTCAATATCTGGCACCCCTTTTACTTATCTAGAGGATAGATCACATGGCTGATGCGGTAACTTCACAGGTGATTTTTGACGGTACAAGAACAGCCGTCATGAAATTCACCAATATCTCTGACGGAACTGGCGAAACGGCTGTACTCAAGGTAGATGTATCTGCTTTGACGGGGTCTCAAGGGACACCTTGCAGCGGAGTTAACATTGTTACACTTGATGCTATGACGGTTGGTATGGGGGTTGACATTCTCTGGGATGCGTCCACCGACGTTATTTGCTACACTATCGGTCCAGATCAATTTGTCACATTCGACTTTTCAAGATTTGGTGGGATAACTAATAATGCGGGTAGCGGTAAGACAGGAGATATTATGTTCAGTACTGTCGGGGCCACTGCCGGAGATAGATATACGATTGTTCTTGAAATGACAAAGAACTTCGGGTGAGGATTTAACCCATGACTCGTCCACCGTCTTCTATAACGAGAATAGGTGCTTACGAGCCGTTTAACCTGCAAGTTGCGCGGGGCCAAATCCCGTGGCATCAAAGTGTGGTTGTTTTTGGTTATAATCCAGATGTTGATACTGCCGTAGAAACAGTTTGGCCTTATGGTGGGATACTTCCGTTCCCTCCCAACGCCTTGCAGATGAAAGTAAGTTCGGATAATGCGAACGATACTGCCGCTGGTACGGGTGCTCGAACAGTTTACGTTGAAGGCCTTGACGCAAACCACAACGTAATCTCAGAGATCGTTACATTAAACGGGCAAACAGACGTTCTTACCGTTCAATCTTTTCTTCACATCAATAACTGTTATGTTCTTACTGCCGGATCGCTTAATAGTGCAGCGGGCAACATCTACTTTGGGGACGGAGTTGTTACGCTAGGTGTTCCGGCAACTGTCTATGACATCATCCTGTATGATTATAATGCCCGTATTACCGGTAGTTACACCATACCAGCAGGGTTCACAGGTTATCTAGAGCAGGGGTTGTTTTCGTCAGGGCAGTCCTCTGGAACAGGTCCTGTCACTGGCCGTTTAATGACACTTAATGGGAACGGTATTCGTAGAACCGCTTCTGTCGTGACCGTCAATAACGGCGCGTCAGATTACGCTTTCGAGTACCCTATCGTTATCCCTGAAATGACAACGATTGAAGCTCAGGCCATTGGAGCAGGAAACAATAACGCCTGCTCCAGCATGTTTATTTTTGTCCTGATTAAAAACGATGCGGGGACA